GCGCCAGGAGGCGAGGCGCCTCCGAGGGATCGCGCGCAATCCGGATCGCCAGGAGCAGCGCGGCTTGAGCGAGCGATGCGTCGGGATCGTCCTCCGCATCATCCCAATCGCCGACGTCGAGCTTGACCTGCTCGATCGCCGCGTCGAGATGCCGATCGAGCTGATGGTCAAGTCCATCGGCATCGGCCGGCTGATCGATGAGCTTCTTCAGCTCATCGACCGTTGGCCACTCGCCCTCGCCGCCGCTGCTCATGCTGCTCGATCCTCGCCTAGCTGGCGACGTTGAACAGCGAGAAGGCCGAGGGATAGTACGGGGCGAACCAGATCATCCCGACGAGCGCGACGTCGCGGCCCGCCTTGGATGGCACATCGACCTGGAGCGTGTACGTCCCATCCTCCGCCCATGCGAAGCCTCGGCTCGGGCCGACGATCGCATAGGATCCCTTGTCGTCCAGCGCCGGGACATGCACGACCCGGAGGCCGCTCACCGTGCCGGTGATCCCTCCGCCGGCCGTTGCCGACGCCTGGAGTCCCGGATAGAGCGGCGCGTTCGTGCCGGTCGCCTTGGCATCGATGAACTCGCCGATGGCCTTGGTCGAGAGCCACAGCGTATCGGGCGGCCGCCTCGTCGCGTTGAACGCGGCGATGAACGAGTTGCCGAGGTTGAGGGTATCCGGATCGAGCGGGCCGGCCGGCTCCGGGCCTCCGTCGTTGATCGCGGCGATGAGGGCCGAGACGGCCGCATCGTCGGTCTCGATGGCGTAGGCCTCGGCGAGCAGCTCCAGATAGAGCGAGAGGAACGAGGGCGAGGATCGCTTCAGTAGCTGGAGCGAGAGATCGCCGACGCCTCCGTAGGTCTCGACATCGAAATTCTCCGTCGAGATGATGCTCTTCGTGGAGTCCAGCTCCGCCTTCTCCGCCGACTGCTTGGCAACCGTGGGCCGCTGCGTGATCTTCGGCACGACGAGGGTCATGCCGGAGTCAGGCGTATCGAGCCGGCGAGTCGATGAGAGGAACGGCCGGGATGGATCGATGACCCCGATGATCTCGGGCGAGAACGCATCCGGCACCACGCCCGCGTTGTCGGTCGTGATGAAATCCTCGATGGTCCGATACTGCGAGTCCGGGATGCGCTCGCCGGTGAGGATCTTGAGCGCGTACTCCATCCACGTGCCCTGACTGACCTTCGGCTTGTCAGCTGGCGCCGATGGGATGTCGAAGCTCATCCGGCCGCGTTCCTCGATCTTCTCCAGGCGATCGAGGACGGCGTCCTGCGACTGCTTGAACATCTCGGCGAACGAGGCGATGAGCGCCCGGTCATCATCCGAGCGAGCGGCATGCACGACCGTCAGCTCGGGAGGCTGCGCCGGGACCGCCGGCTCGGATGCCACAGCCGTGGCGTCGTTCTCGGTTGCCACGCTGGCATCCTCCTGCTGCGCCCGCATCGCCAGCACTTGAGCGCTGGCGTAGGCGGGGTGATAAGTGGGCGAGAGCGCGCGGAGATCGGCGAACGTAACGACGCTCGTCCGCCTCCCGTTGCGCTTCTCGCTGCGAGTCTGCGCATTGCGGCCCATCTCGATCGAGACGCCCGATACGACGCCGTCCTCGGCGAGCGCGAGGAACTCATCGCCGGCCGAGGTCTTGGCCACACGGAATGAGCCGTAGGCTCCATCGTCGCGTTCCTCGATGGCGTAGCTGCGGCCGATCGGGCGGCGGGTCGGTACGACCTTTCCGTCCTGGCCGAGGCCGAGATGGATCTCGTGTTCGAGGCCCATGAGCAGCACGCTCGACGGATCGGTGCCGCGGAACGCGCCGCGCTCGATGACCTCCGGGCCGCCGATGGTATCGATGGTGACATCGAACGGAGCGAGCCGGACATCGACCTCGCGCTTGGCGAGATTGCGAACGCGGATGTCGGCATCGATCACCGCCGAGTTGAGGATCGAGGCCGCAGCCTCCAGCTCGTCGGAGAGCTGCTCGCTCCCGACGGTGATGCTGGCGGATCCGCCGCCTCCGCCGACCGCGGTGATCTGCTCTCCGCTCATGCCGGATTCTTCCGAGGCCGGCCGCGGCGCCGAGGCTTCACGGTCGCATCGTTCGAGGCGGGAGCTGCCGGCTCCGGCTCAACGGCCGGCTCCAGATCGGAGGGCTGTTGCGACGGCTCGACGGTGACATCGCCGACCTCGACCGGAGTAGAGGCATCCGGGACGGAGTCCTGGCGCAGATCGGCGATCGGCCGGCGTGGAGCCTTGCGATATCGCGGCATAGGAAAAGCGGACCTCCATATACCCGCCTCGGGTCTCGATGGTCCGCTAGGGCGTCTGTTCGATGAGCTGCGACGGGGCCTCGATGGGCCGCTGCGCTATTCGGATGCGAGGGACGATAGCATCCGGAGTCAAGATCGTACGCAAATAGTACGCGCTAGGCCCTTGCGTATACCCGCCGGCGGGTATAGGTTGTGCCCATGAACACACCGACCGCCGCCCACGTTATCGCCGAAGGATTCGTTGAGCATCCCGCTGGAGCGATGTTCGACGAGCCGCAGCTCATGTGCGCAGAGTGCGGAGCGATCGGCGGGCATACCAAGAAGTGCGCCATCCCTCGGTTCGCCAAGGCGAAGCGCGTCGGGCCGGCGAGGATCGAGGCCGGCGAATGATGACCCTCTCCGAGGCCGCCGAGCGCCTCGGCCTCTCACCCGATACCCTCCGCCGACAGGCGCAAGCCGGCCGGCTGCGCGCGCGCAAGCTCGGGACGCTATGGATCGTGAGCGAGCGCGAGGTTGAGCGCTACCGCGCGGAGGTCATGCGGTGACTCATAAGCCGTCGGAGCTGGAACGCATGAAGTCCTGCACCGTCTGCGGTGTCGGCTACTTGCCGGGCCGGTACTCCGAGCATTGCACCGGGGCGCAGCACCGCAACGCCGTGAAGGACCATCGGAGGATGCGCTAGGCGGCGACGACCATCGCTCCGCAGCGCTTGCATCGGATCTCGGCAGCTCCCGATACCCGCCCGGCTACGCGGCCGCAGCGCTCGCATCGGATCTCCCGCATCGAGGCCCGGCTCGCGGCGAGCTGCCGATCGGGCGGGAGGCTCGGCGGGATCGCTTGCGGCAGCGCCATCGGCACGGGAGCGAAGTCGACCGCGCCTGGAGTAATGCCCTCCCGCTGCGCCGCGTAGTCGGCGTCGTAAATGCCGGCGTCGATGGCGAGCTTGTGGATCTCCATCCTCTCCTTGGCCGATCCTCGGAGTAGCTGATCGAGGTTGAAGCGCGTCACCGTGGAGCGCGTGAGCATATCGGACAGCTCTTGCTCCATCGGCTCCAGATAGTGCGGCGAGAGGCACCGCCGCTGGAAGTCGCTCCACACCGTCTCATCGCTGCGGTAGGTGAGCGAGCTGCCGCCCATTTGGAACTCGATCAGCCCTCCCGGCATGTTGAACATCCGGGCGGCATCGCCGACGTTGGCATCGCGGACATCGCGGAGCTGCGCCTTCTCCGGATTGAACGGGGCCTCGGAGAGCCGGAGGCCGCTCGTCAGCCACCGCGGGAGGTTCGGCGGCTTCTCCAACCACTGCTTGTCCATCTCGATCAGCTCATCGCCGCTCATCTCCTGCTCGGTGGTGCCGATGATCGACGGCAGCGCGCCCGAGAAGAAATTCGCGGCCCAATGCTCGGACTCCACGGCGACGGATACCGCGGCCCCGCACTTCTGGAGCGGCCCGAAGCCTCGCCCATCGCGGCCCGGTAGATAGACGATGTGCTTCATGTCCTCGTTGGCGATGACCCGATCCGACCATCGGATCTCCGGGCGGAGGCGGCTCCGCGGATTCGGCTCGACCACGACCTCCCAGGGCGGTACGGGGTAGAGGCTCATCGGAGAGTTGTCGATCGGATCGCGGACGGCTACCCACCACCACAGCTCGCCGCGCGTGGCGAGATAGTAGGCCGAGCGCTGGAGGAACGATCGCAGCGTCGAGAACGGGTCCGGGCGGAGGATTAGCCTCGGCGCATCCTCTTGCGGCATGAGGACGCCTCGGCGGAAGGCCTCCAGCGAGAGGCGGGCGATCGTATTGGAGATCAGCGCTACCGCGGCGAAGATCGCCGGCGAGCCGAGCGCATCATCGACCGAGGCGACGCGCCACGGACCCTCGCTGCGGTTCTGTATCGCCGCGAGCTGTTCCTCGAATGATGGGAACTCGGAGGAATGGCGGACGGTCGCGGCGGCCTCCGGCGAGCGTACGCCATCGAGGAACGCGCGTCCGATCGATGAGAGCAGCGTCATGTCATCCGATCCTCGGAACCGAGCGCGGGAGAGACGCCCACCACGCTGCGCGCACAGCGGCGAGGAAGGCCGTGATCGGCCGCTCCGCATCGGCCGGAGTCACGATCCATGAGCCGGAGTCGTGCGGCTTGCGCGCGCTCCACTTGACATCGCCGGCGATGGCATGCCCGCCGGCATCCCACGCGATACGGCCCTGGAGCACGGAGCGCGCGAAGAACTCGGAGGCCGCGGCGAAGTCCTTGCCATCGAGAGCCTCCGCCCCGCCGCGTACGTGGCGGACGAGATCCTTGTCGGTCCAGCTCGCGTAGGCGACCCGTTTGGCGGAGTGCTTGAGCTTGAGCGCCTGGAGATCGGCGCCGAGGGCCGCGACATCGATCGGCGATCCTGTCGCCTCTAGCAGCTCCACGATGGCGATCCTACCATCCGTGAGTTGCCACGCCATCACCACCGATGCACGCGAGCCGGTTGGATGCATCGAGACGCCGATCACCGGGCGGCTCGGCTTCTCGCTGATCGTAGCTCGGCACTGCATCCATGCCGCCTCCGATACCACCGACGGCAGCATCGAGTCGACCCATCGGCATAGATGCTCGACCTCGAAGAGCTGCGGCGGCTTGGTCCGATAGGCGTGCTCGATGGTCTCGATCCGCATCCCGTAGCCGATCGATGGATTCGCCTCGACCCACCCGCCTCGATCATCGATCGCGCGCTCCGGCTGCGCGCTCCATTCGAGATACGCGAGGTCCGGCTCGGAGGCCGCCTCGCCGCGGCGCTTGAGATCGTTCAGCACGACCGAGAGATGCGAGCCGGCATTGGACAGATAGATCGTCTGCGGATCCGCCGAGGCCGTGAGAGTCGGGGCCGCGGCGCCGACGATGTCGTAGTCCTCGAACTCCCGCAGCTCGTCGAAGATGAGAGTGTCGGCGGAGAGGCCGCGCGCGCCTCGCTGCGGAGCGACGATGCGGTAGCTCCCGCCGTTGCGCATCTCGATCTTCTCCTGGCCGTTCGCCTCGCGGATGCGCCGGATCTCGGAGCGCTGCGCCATCCATGCAATCCGCATGAAAACCTCGCGCGGCAGCGTGCGGTTCTGGGCGGTATGGATGATCCGCCGGCCATCCCGGAGGTCCATGAGGATCCTCGGAACGAGCAGCTCGGTCTTGCCGTTCTGGCGGCCGACGATGAT